CTCATATCAATGTATTTTTCGCTAATGCATTTATTGATACAAGTATTAATATCCAAATAATTATACAACTATTTTTTTAAATTATACTCTTTTTTTATGCTTGTTATAGTCTTTTTAACTTTATGATCTATTTCAAAAAGGTTAGTTTATAGACTGTTTTGAAAATAAGTTCTAAAATCTCATCTGTTATATTGGTTAAATGAGAATTAAAACCTAAAGATGTTCTCATTGTTCTTATTTCCTGTGCTAATTTCTTTAAATGTAATGTAAAGTCCTCAGTATCAGATGTTTCAACTTTTATGTTAATTTTAAATATAAGTCCAAATTCACCTTGATAGGTTTCAACTAATGTATCAGTTAAGTCTAATATTCCATCATAGTAGTCTCCTAAAGCTTTATGTGCTGCATATGAGGTTGTTTTAAGATGTTCTATGTGTGCTTTATCCCTTGAATTAAATAAACAGCCTATAAACTCTCCTATTGATGATTTAGGTGCTTGTTTTAGTTTACTCATTGCTTGTGTTAAGTCTGGTTTCATTTACCTGGTTTTGGTTTAGGTTTCATTTTTGCCACTTTTAAAGCAGTTTTTGCTTTTAATTCTTCTATTTTTTTCTGTGTAGCCACTTTGTTAGCTTCTGCTTTAGCCTTAGTTTCTGTATCTCTTTGTTTAGCTTTTAGTTCCTTCTCTTTAAGATCAAGTTCTCTTTGTTTTAAATCAGTATCTTTTTTATGTTTCTCTTTATCATGAGACAATTTAAGTTGTTCATTAAAATTTCTTGAAGCAAGATCTTGTTTATCTAATTCATGTTGAGCTATTTCCATAACATCAGGAACTCCATTTTCATTAGCATCTGTTGTAGGTGCTTGGAAATATGTTCCTATTTCAGCTACAGTGATTTTAGTTTGATTATTAAGATCAACTTCGTATTGTTTAAGATTTCTGTCTTTCTGCTTCTCTTCTAATTGCATAGCTACAACTTCTTTCTCATGCTTCTGTTGTTCTTGAGCTTGTAAGTTAGCTTGTTCTGCTCTTTCTTTCTCATTTCTCTCAAGAGTTCTTGTAAGATCAGATATAGAATCAGATTGTAACACTTTAGCTATATCAGATAGAGTGGCTTTGTCAGATTGTAAAGCAACCTGAAATAATTGTTTAAGTTGATCTAATGATGCCTGATCTCTTGCACTATTTGATACAAATACACCTACTTCAGCATTTTCTATTTCTGGACCTTCTATTGCTAACATATCAATAGTTTGATCATCCAGAACATATTGTGTTTCCATTCCCTCTCTATATGCTATTTTAGCACATTCTAACAGAGCTGTATATACTCTTTCTTTAACAGCATTGTGTGCCTCTACCCAAGGTCTTGTCACATTAGCTGATTGTTGCATGTTTTGTTGATTAACACCAACTAATGTATCAGAAGAAGCTTGTCCAAGTCTTCCCATATCAACTCCTGATAAGAAGAACACTTGTTGTTTAATAAACTCTAATGTATTTATGTATTGTTGAATAGTGTTAGACAAAGACATATCAATAGTTTGAAACTGATTGAATTGTGACTTTTGTCCTGTAAATTTACCTTTACCTTCTTCAAATGAATTTACAAATGCTATTTTCATAGCTTTTAAGTAGTACATCCATTGTTCTACATCTATACCTTCACTTCTAGGTATTTGAGCAAGATCCATTAACATGATTTTACCCATATCACTGGCAAATGCTAACTCAAGCCTATATGCTATAATGTTATATAAATATTGATATGGTTTAAGTCTATCTACTAATGATACTGATATACTGTTTGTTGAATTATATATAAGTCCTGAATAACCTAGTCTTGAGTAATATGGATTATCAAGTTTTCTTCTTTGATTAACTTTAGGTTGAATGTTTAAATACATATCAAGTCCTATTTTAGTTCCTTCCCATGGTTCATTAATCCAGAACCATTCTATTTTATTTCCAAGTTCTTCATCTTCTTTTGTAAACTTAAAAGTTTCATCAACCATCTCTTCCTGAAGATTTCCTTGTTCATCAGTGTATGTATAGGTTCCCACTTTTCTCATTCCCATCCATTCCACTCTAACCACTCTTAGTGACATAGAGTTCTGATTGTTCTGAATAACCTGACTTGAAAATAATGGATAGTTAGATGTATTATCTACACCATCTGGACCCAATGAGAAATTCTTATTCATTGGAAACCTATTTTGAGGATCTTTAGCTTGATCTTCTAATTTTTTAATATCTGCTGGTGAAAGATCATCTCCAAATTCATCTATGATTTGAGGGACAGACATAAGCCTCACTTCTATAACAGCTAAGGCATCATCTACAAACTCACTATCATTAGCTAATACAACATTCATATTAACTGGATTACATCTTCTAAAGACAGGTTCTCCATTAATAATTCCTGTCCAATAGATTTCTTCTCCAGCTATAAGAGCATCTTTCCATCCTCTTAGAAATAATCCTCTTGCATTCAATTTCCTTTTTAGATGTTTAAGTATTTTAGAAAATTGACTTTCCACCATATCCTGAAAATTATAATTAGCCAGTTTTTCTAGCTCTTCAAATTTAGGTGGGTTGTTTGGATCAATTGTGGATGGGTCTATTTCAGCCATTAAAAGCTCATTAAGCTTTTCCAGAATTCTCTTCTTAGCTGTTTCTTTCTTTCTGTTTATTACATCTTTATTTTCAGCTACAATAATAGCATTATCTGGTCTTGACATTTCTTCTCCAAGTAGGGTATTAATTGCTGGAGATATAATGTCATAATGTTGTAGTTGTGCTGGAAACTGTCTATTCTCTGTTGTCAACCCCATTGGTTCACAAACATATTGTAAATCAGCTTTATTAAATCTGCCATTATAGAGATCATAGTTTATAAGTTTTCTATAATTAGTAGCTCTGTTACCAGAGTAGTTAGTGTATGATAAGTTTTCAAAATATCTTACACATTCTTCCCTCCATTTTGGTCCCTTTTGACTTAATACTAATTTCTGTTGTGGTAACATCTATTGAATTTATATATTATCTCCTGTCCAGGAGGTTAGTTTATGTTTAGTAAAATGTGCTTTTCTAAAAAATGGATCTATATCCACTAATTTTTTTACTTCCTGATTAACCAGAGTTTCGTGCATTTCTTTTGATTGTAATATACAAAGCATGAAAGCAATCACCCTATCAAAGTTTCCTTCTCTATCATATGCTATCATTTCCTTTAAAAGAGGAATAGAAAGTATTGTATGAAGGTTTAATATTTTTCTTCCGTTTATATCTGTTCTTTCTTCAAGACACCATTGTTTTAAATATAGCTCACATTGATCTTTAATACCCGATGATCCTTGTGATCCTCTATTCATGTGAATACCATATCCACGTTGTACCTTACTATCTTTAACAATATCTTTAATCATATTGTTAGGTTGTTCCCACAGATAATGTAAACAATGTTTTTCAAGGAAATAGTTTTTAAGTCCTTTTAACATGTTTTCATATAAACACTTTGCATTATAATACATACAAAGTCTTCTGCAATTCTCATAGAAGCTATCAGCTAATTCTGGTCTTCCTGTATATTCTGCTACTATCTGGTTATATGATTGTCCAGCCAGTTTAAATGTTTTATAAATAAAGAAGCTTCCTAAAGATTCACTTGTTTCTGCTTTATCCTGATCATATGGGTCACAACCTGCTATATAAAGTCCATATGGATTGTTTTCTCCTATTGACTCTGGATGTTCCCATATAACAATACATCCTTCTTTACTATCATTCTTTTTTAAAGGATAGTCTGTTATAGCTATCAGATCACCATTTAATTTCCATTTTAATTTATTTTCATGGTCAAAATATAATTCTCCTTTTTGACCTTTACTTTGTAGTTCTTTAGATGTTTCTATATTAGCTAAATGTTCTTGTAATTCAGCTGTAGGAAATACACTTCCTTTGGTTCTTAAAAATGCCTCAGAAGGTGTTAGTGGATATTGAGTTATAGCATCTCTTACAGCTTTAGCATCACTACCCTTATTTTTTATTTCTCTAAGATTATCAATTGTTATTCTTGATAGTTCTTCATTTGAATTACCATCATCATCAACTAATTGTTCTCTGATTCTTATTTCTTTACCACCTATATCTATACTTCCTAACCTACCTCTTGTTGCTGGAAGAAACCATCCACATGTTGTTCCCTCCTTACCCTGATCCCATTTATTATCAAAAGCCAGAAGATTATATTTTTCTGGATTATAGAACATTTCATGGAAATCTCTTGTTCCACCTTCCATATCACCACCTGTTCCATAGATGATGGGAATACCTATTACATCTTCACCATCTCTCCAACAAGGTTCTGATAAGTTATATGCCTCTATGAGATTATCAAACTTACCTGCTTCTTCCCATAGGAATAAACTGCATGATCTACCAATAGCAGCTGAAGGATTATCCTTGAATGACAGACATTCAGCATCTGACATATATCCTTTCCAGATTTTTACACCATCTACATCTACCTGATGTCTTGCTTTAATGTAATATTGTGTATCTGGATTTCTTGGTTTAATCCATTCTGTATTTGCATTTAAGAAGTTTAAATTGTTTAACACCATTTTCATAGTGTTTTCACCATACATTGATGGATTACTTCCAATTAAACAGCTACTATCTCTAAAGAAGTTATATTCATGTGTTACAAGAGCAGCATTCTTATAAGAGAATCCTGTTCTTCTTGGTTTAACTAATATAACACCCTTCTTCTCTCTTCTTGCCTGGTCTATTATTTGAAAGAAATCATAATCTATATCTAAGAATCTTGGAAAGTTTTTAGTTTTCCTACCTGTTTCTTCATTTTTAGAAAGGATCTGGACAAAATTAAGATAGAAATAATGAGCACCAGTAATCCAAAGTCCATCTTTATTTTTTATTCCAAATCTACAATTATAATCCTGTTCTTTCCAATATTCTATAAATGGTACAGACCCTTTAGGAAACTTTGTATATACACCATGTTTCTCAAAGTATATAGCAGGTTCTCTAAAATCATTTGTATTTCTAAACTTCATGTAAGAGTTTATTTACAATCTTTTCAAGTCTGTTTAATCTGTCTTCTACTGATTCTTCAGCATGTGGAACAAGCCATTTATTAATCACCATATAATCAAAATCCAGATTCATAGAATCAAATAGTTCTATCCATCCTTCTTTTGTATCCAGATCTATATCTCCACTTCCTGGTATGTCCTTTACTTTTCTATATAAAATCATTATTCAGAGAATTGACCTAATGTTTGATTACCTCTAACTGTTGTCTTCTGTGTTATTTCTTTCTTAACTCTTTCTTCCAAGTTATTTAAACTCTCTATTGTCTTACCAATATCTGCTGTAGCTTTTTGAACTGCTGCTGCTTTCTTTAATTCAAACTCTGGATCTCCATTAGGATCAAATTTAAGAGTGCGGAAATATTCACTTAGTCTATCTATAAGTCCTCTTGTAGAATCTAATAGTCTTGAAGATCTTGTAACACTGTATTCTTCATATTTCTTTATGGCCTCTAAAACCTGTTCAGATTCTTTCCACTTTTTGTCTTTAATAATGTCTTTGATAATGTTCTCTCTTCTTTCTTCTCTAGGATATCCAATGTAAGGACTTTTATTATCTACTAGGTAGAATATGAATGAGAGAAGCTTCATTGCCTCCTCTTTACTTTTTGACTTATCAGCTTCCCATATCACCTTAAACCAAGGTAATGAGAGAACATTAGGATCAAAGACTATTTTATTATTACTAAATTGAAACATTTCCTTCTTTACTTATTTTTCCCCTATCCTGTGAATTATTCACAAAGTTCTATTCTTGTATCTAAATCCTATTGGTTTATTTGTATTAAATCTACTAATTATGTTATATATGTTTGAATAGGATGTTTTAACAACTATTTGTTTCTCTCCACATTCAATCATACATATGTTTTTTAATATCTTTCCTTTATCACTTGTTAATTCTTCTATACTTGTTATATCATGAAGATTAATTGATTTTCTCTTCAAAATGTTTTTCTTGATTATTTTAGACTTACCTTCTTTATCAGGTGGTCCCCATATATCTACTAATATTTTAAATTCTCTCACCATAACCCTTTAGGACATTTACATGTTTCACATAAGATTTTCGCAGAAATTACACACCCACACCCTCCTTTTTCCTTACTACAGATCTTTCCAAATCTAATTGGACAACTGTTACATATCTTTCTTCTCTTTGCTGCCAGCTTCTGTAACTCTGTTCTGTGTATCCCCATTTTTTCTATAAGGAGATTTCCCCATCCTTTCAATATTTCCATTAGGACGACCCCTTTTCTTCCTTTTTTCATTCACTATAAACTTTCCTAAATGTTTTAATTTAATGTTTGAAAAATCACCATTTGATATTTCATCTACTAAAAACTCAAATTGGCTTCTTAATATAACTTCAGCTTCTTTGTCTGTTAATTTATATTTCTTTGCTATAACAGGTATTAAATCACTTAAATGATCTCTAGTTAATCTGCTCATACATAGACAAATGTTTTATTATCAACATATTTGTACTTTCTTCTTTTTCTATTGTATATGTAAATGTTGGATGTCTGCTTTTAAATATTTTAAATTTACTTGATATTCTTTCTTCACGTATTAATAGATCAGCTGCATCATCACACTTCACTTGGAACACTGTTATATTCATTTGGTTTTGCTACATCAGATAATCTTTCACCTGTTATGTGAAATGTCACCTTAATAGTCTTGTTAGCAATATTATTAATCATCTGTGGATTTAAAATAAGTCCTCCCTTTATCTTAATCAATGTGTTGCTCTTTTTTAAAGAGAGAATCATGTTATTAAAAGCATGTTGACTCTTTCCTGTCAATTCTCTTATTGTTCTTCTGGACTCTCTTGTGAGAGTCATTATATCATTTTCAAGCATACAGGCTATTACTTCTAATTCACTCTTAGTTAACCCTAGAAAGGCATTAATGACTTTGAGGAATCCTTTGTAATAGTTTTCTCTTGATATTGGTATGTTAATCTCCATTTTCCTTTTTTTATTAAATCTCTATTATATAATATAACGATTATAGTTGATATATCCTAATTTTTTATGACTTATTTTCTATAATTCTTTTTGTTATAATTTGAACATAGTTAGCCCCTTAGTTTTAACATTAAATTAGTCACTTATTCTATAGTTGGTATTTAACCCAATTCCTGTTATTTCCTTGCTCTCTGGCTACAGGTCCTATTTTTCGTGGTCTAATCATTTTTGTTACTATTGGGGACAACCTCTGATTCTATTTGAATCTCCTAACCCAACTTCTGAGCTGCTAATAATCTTTGACCCTCACAGCTGATTTGATAAATATCAAGTAACACTACTAATATAACACTTTTTTATGAGAAATCCAAATTTATTTTTAATATTTGGTATAAACTGTTGATAATCAGTTGAAATCATTTTCCTCCATTTTTAGACTTTCTCTTCTTTCTACTAGATTATTCATTTTCAGCTTAAATTCTGTATAAGCTTCCTCTACCATTTCTTCTAATAGATCATATTTAAGTCTTCTTACACCTTCTTTTAAATAGATGGTTCCATCAGGCCATACCCCTAATATTTCATCATCATAATAGTTTTTTGATTTTGTCTTAGGTCTATATAAGCTAATATGCTCATTTTCAATATTTTCCATAATTAATATTTGCTTGTTTTAAGGATTTGATGTAAAGCTTTAGAGAATGTATCTACAAATTTCTCATCATTAGAGAGATGTTCATATGAAAGGTGGTCCAGTATAGCATGGACTATTTCATGGCAGTAGGTTTGTTCTATTGAGTCAGCACTCCTACCCTGAGTGGATAGTTTAATAGTGTTATTGTCAGGATTCCATTCACCTAATGATTTACCTTTGTCTATTAGTTTAACTAGTTTAATCTTATGGAGTTCTCCAAATAGATTAAAGGATTTTGGTATTTTTAGCTGTTGTTCCATATAAACCTATTTGTTTTAATAATGTTTTGAATTCTTCTTCATTTTCAATTTTTCCTTCAAACTTAGTTAATACTAATTTATTATCATGAATACATCTATCTATTCTAATATACCCATTTCCCCAATCCATTAAACTCCATTGTCCAAGAGTATATAGTTTATTAGTGTTTTCTGATTTAAATATAAATCCTGCTTTTAGTATAAATTCTTCTTTCATGTGTCAAAGATAATCAATTAGTTGGAATAAACAAATTTATTTAATGTTATTAATATTCCATTCAGGTGGTCCTTTAACTAATGTTATTATAGTTGGACTGTTTGTTTCAAAATATCCTGTAAAATAACCTTTATTATCATAAATAGGATCATACCAATGATAGGTTATCCATTTTTCAGTTTCTTCTATTATTTTACTTCCTCTGTCTATTTTCATATTATTTGTGTTTTTCTAGGTAGGCTATCATTGATTTAAGGATTTCTATATCTTCATTTACTTTTCCTAATACAGTATTACACTTTGTACAAAGTAATTCTCTAACTTTTCCTGTGGAATGATTATGATCTACTGCTAATTTTCTAGGTTCTAGTCTGGTTGATGAACAATTGGTTTTTTCTTCATTGTTGCAAATAGCGCATTTACTATTTTGTCTATTTAATAATATTAAATAATCTTCATTAGTTATTCCATATTTCTTTTTCATTTTATACTGTCTCTGTCTTTCCCACTCTTTATTTGGATCTTTCATTCTTCTATCATTTCTTCTTTTATTTTGACATTTCTTACATTCTGTTCTACTTTTATAAAATTTATATTGTTCTTTTTCTAAATTACATTTAATACATTTTTTCATATTGTAAAGATAAGAATAATTTTTTAAAATAAAAATTTTAAAAATATTTTATGTAAACATGTTTTCAATCCTCCCCCTAATGACTCCCCCTCCTACTTCTGGCAGAAAAAGTGTATGCCCTCAAATCCTAATGCAAACCATTTAAAACCCTATTCCTATGAAAACCTTCAAAGTGCTAAAATCTAATCCCAACAAAAAGGGAGAATTTGTTACCAAACTTCAGGCTGAAACTAAAGTTGATGCTGGTGTGTTTGGTGAGAAGATTAAAAAGGAAACTTATTACATCTCTGCTGAAAAGCAATTAGAGGTGGGATTGGCTATTCCTGAAAAGGATATATTTCCTATGTTCAGAGTGGAAGAACATCCTATGACTAACCCTGAAACCCAAGAAGAGTTTCTTGCAAAATGGTTACATTTAGCTTAAATTATGTTTCCATGCCAGCAGTGTACTATAGCTAGTAGTCCTGCTGGTTTTTTACAAACCCTTTAAACAACAAACAACATGAAACAATTCTCACCATCAGAGAAAGCAAGAGTTATCATTGTATTCATACTTATAGCTGTTGCATCAGTGGCAAGTGTATTTGCTCATTAATTATTAACAATTTAAAACCCACAATTCCTATGGATTTCTTTCACACTAATATTAAAAGGGGATCTGATGATCTTAAAGGTTATGATCTACCTAAATCTGTTCATAAAGCTAATAGCAAGAATGGATTAAATACTCTTGATCAGACAGCTGTTAGAGCAAGAGGTAAATCAAAGTTTATTGGACTTGAAAGTTTGCGTAAATTTGATATTTAAAATGCTATAATTAGATTATGAAAGCTTGTAGGACTGTTACTCAGTAGGGGCTTGCCTTGAACGTATTAGTGACACATAACAGTAATTTTCTAATTATAAGTGCTGAATATGTTTGACCTATGTGTGAAATGTGCTCAGAAACCACCAGATGGAATGAAGAAGCTGTCTGGTGGTTATTTAAATCTACCGAATGAACGAAGTGAATGGTAGGAACTAAACAACTCAACTAATCTATGAAAATACATAAGATCAAATTCTACATTAGTCCAAATGGACTATTTGTAAAGCTAGATGAAGATAAAGAATATCTTGTGTCTGGTGTTAAAGCTTTTCCTATAGTTGATATAACAACTAAGAAAAGAAGAAAAGTATTAATATTCAACTAATTCTATAATAAATGGAACCATCTATTGTACCAATTGAATGGTTGTTTCTAATAGGAGCAATCAGTTATCTTCTATATAGGCTCTATAAGTTCATTATACGTTGTTTAGAAGAAGATAGGCCAGATTATATGTCTGATGAAGATAAAGATGAATTAGAAGGTCTCTGGTAAATCTATTATATTCTATTATAATAAAAGGTAAAGTGTAATGATGGCCAGACTGTTTTACAGTTTTAACTTGAATCAGATACAATGATAAACAAGTGTATGGTACATGTAACACTTCTTAAATCCTTAATAGTAATATTAAGTGCTGTCCTCAACAGTTGTATCAATGTACTAGAGGTATTAGAGGAACAGAGAACTGTTCTTGCCTAATTATTATAATAGAATATAAATTAATAACTAAAACTCAATAGCTATGAAACATTATAACCAGGCACTACAACATCATTTAGCTTTAGAAGCTAATACAACACCTATTGGGAGTGTGTGCATATTTCCCAGTGAGTTTTTGCAGTGTGGATTAGTTGTTATTCCTAAGAAGAATGAGCAATTAACTTATGTTTGCTTTGTTTATGCTAATTGTGTAGATAATTTTGCTAAGACTGAGAGCAAATTAATTGGAATGAACTGATTATCAAGGGAATGTAGGCTTGTTTGGCTTGTGTTCTCTTGATACAGTATCCATCAATACCCTTATTACTAATTATTAATAATCCCCATTTTACCTAAAGCCTACATTAATATAGTCTTTTTAACTTATAATGCACCATAACTCACGTAGATATAAAGACTTCTTATAGTATGGTGACCCTCAATGGGATAATTCCTACTAATACTGAACGTAGAACTATAAGATGTGAAACTACCTGATTAATATCTAATATAGATAAAATAGCTTATTAGGATATAAATAACTAAGGACACTACTAGAGTAAACCTTATATTAATCAGCTCCCAAGAGTGAGCAGTTGTAATAGTTGAATAGTGGTATTTCATTAACCTATAAGCCTATTATTAACATAGGATATTACAACTGAGTGCAGAGGGATTTTAATTAATATTCTAACCTTTTAACACCCAAAACTACTATGAAACAGAAATATCAATTAGGTAAAGATTATTGGGTATTCCATAATAATCAACCTATAAAAGCACAGTTAACAAATGTTAGATTAAATACTTCAATTAGATCGTTTGGTGATATTATATTAGATAAGAAGGATACAATTATGTATTCTTTTAGATCTCTTAGAGAAAAACTTGGAGAAAACAGATTTAGCTTAGTTGAATTTAAAAGTGATAAAATATTCAGAACATTAACTGATTTAGCTAAACATTATAATCTTAAATAACATGAAAAACACAATAATTTCTACATTATTTGGTATGTTTTTAGGGATATTTTTATATTCAATATATACAGAGAATAAACAATATGATCCTATTAATAACAAATGGTGGTATATTGATCTTCCCGAAGAATATCCAGAAATAACAAATAACAAATTAATAGCTCATAAATCACAAGATACAATATATTTTAAGTTTATAACTAAATATAATAAATAACACAAGCTATCAACAGGCTAGTCTTTCTGAATAAACAGATAGGGTTGTTCAAGTCACCTGATAGCTCTAAAACTTATTAATATGGAACAAAATATAACAATATTAGCTAATCTATTAGAAAAGCTAATTAAATTAAAAAGTCATTATTTAACTATAATGCCTAATTCTGTTCTGATTAGTCAAATAGATGAACAAATAGTATTAACATTTAATAAAATTAAAACTTTAAACAAATGAAAACAATTCTAACTATTTGTGCAATGTTATTTATAATAGCTTGCACTAAACAAACAACAGTTCCTGCTCCAATTAAATCTGTGTCTCCTATTGTCAGTAAAAACAATGTTATTTTGAAGAAATTCACTAATATTGTTTGGACACTGAAGGATTATAGTTATCAACCTGATTATAAACTTGTACCATATAAGGGTAATATGGAGTCTAAAACATTTTATACAAATGGTACATGTGATTATCATGCTGCAAATGGTATTACATTTAAAAGCACATGGAGGATAGATAATGACAGCACAATAGCTACAAAAGATACAACATGTCTTAATTATTCAAGTATATATTGTCAGGATAAGACATATATTAATATGCCTAATGACACTAATTTGTATTTGTGGACATATAATGAAGGAGCTATTAACAAAGGTGCTAAAATATTAATGCACTATACAGGTAAATATTAAAAATCCCAAATAATATGAAAAAACTATTAACTATTGCTATTCTTCTTTTAATAGGAGGAATAACTATGTCTTTTGTTAAGAAAGAACCATCTGTTAATTATGTTGATCTTAGTGTTGAAAGAATGTGTGCTGTACAGCCTGGTGATTCTCTTGTTATTTACTATTTATATGGTAAATTATACATTAGACCTAAATTCAAAAACGAAGATATTGTAAATACAAATTATTTATTCATTGTTAAATAAAAACCTCAAAAATCATGAAAACTATAATTGTTATTTATACAGCTGATAAAATCACTGATAAAAAAGAAATTAGTAGAGCTAAAAAGTATTCATTTAATACTTCTTCTAAAGTTAAAATAGGAGATTTAATTGAAACTAACACTTATGATACACCAATGCAAGTAGTTAAAATATTACCTAAAGCTTTTAAATATTTTAATGGAGCTACTGGTTTATTATCTGATAAATTTGATTCTACAACTCAATGGGAAATAAGAACTCTTGAAGTTAGAACTAAAGTTGAATCAGAAGTAATATATGGATCATTAATTAAATAATTAATTATGGATCAAATAGATGAATTTTATTGCCCTCTTTGTGCTTC